TCCAAGGCAAGAAATGCCGGACTCGATCACAGTACTGCTGACTATGTGATGTTCTGCGATTTCGATGATATGTTCCTATCTGCTTTGAGTCTGCATCTGATCTTCTGCGGAATCGAAGAAGGGAAATGGGATCTTATCCGTGGAGCATTCATGGAAGAAACAATGGATGACGAAGGGCAAATGCATCTTGTACCGCATGATGATGATACAACCTTCATCCACGGGAAAATCATCAGACGGCAGTATCTGCTCGATAACCACATCCGTTTCCATGATTCGCTGACGATCCATGAAGACGGGTATTTCAATATCCTTGCGTATTCATACGCAAAGGAACGGGGAACAACGATCAAAACTCCGATTTACTTGTGGGCATGGAATCAGAACAGTGTAGTCCGGAAAGTCAAAACAGATGACTATGTCCTCGATACATATGACCATCTGATGAAGCAGAGGATTGCACTGACCGATGCCTTTATCGAACGGCAGGATGCCGAAGGAACACTGCTTACTGTAATCAAAACAGTAACCGATTCCTACTACGATTTTCAGCAGCACACTTGGAGATTACCGAAGAACAAATCCAAGGTGGAACGTGCAGAAAGATGGTTCTGTGCTTATCTCAAGCGGTTTGCACAGTTCTATGCTAAAGCAGACATCGTCAAGATCGGACAGATTGCTGCTTTATCCAGGGCAAGGGTGTTGATGAACAAGACAATGCTGATGGAATCCGACACCATTGAACAATGGCTGAAACACATCATGAACGATGTCAGACCCATTGCAAGGGAAGAACAAGGTGTATAGCCGAAAGGCTTTTACATAAGTCAGAGAAGACTATAACCGCAAGCCGTCAAAGAAGACGGGATATAAATTTTGCAAAGGAGAACTAATAAAAATGGAAAATGAACTTGAGAATCCCAAAGAGAATAGTGAAACCAAGGAAACCAAGACAGAACAAAAAACTGATACTGCTGCTCTTGAAGCGAAGATCAAAGCACTTGAAGCAGAGAACGGAAAACTCAAAAACTCCGTAACCAATGCTTCTGCTGATGCAAGTGAATGGAAGAAGAAGTATCAATCCACACTTTCCGAGCAGGAAAAGAAAGAACAGGAACAAGCCGAAGCAACCGCTGCCATGCAAAAAAGGCTTGAAGAAGTTCTGACCGAGAAGAACATCGCAGATTACAAATCGCAGTTCGTTTCAATCGGTTTTGATGAAACGCTTGCACAGGAATCTGCACAGGCACTGAACAGTGGTGACACTGTGAAAGTGTTCGATGGGATTCGAAAGTTTATTGAGTCCCATGACAAAGCGTTGGCAGAAAAAGCCATGCTGAACAATCCTACACTGCCTGGTGGAAACTCCACAAAGACAGTAACACGGGAAGAGTTCAACAACATGGGATATAGAGAAATGGCTGCGTTCAAGGATGAACATCCGGACTTGTACGCAGAGTACATGAAATAATTGACAAAGGAGTTGTTACTATGGGACAGGTTACCAAACTTGCTAACCTTATTAACCCCGAAGTGCTTGCCGATTATATCGACAAGAAACTGATCCATAATATCGTCTTCGCCCCTCTTGCTACTGTGGATAATACCCTCGTTGGCAATCCTGGCGATACGATCAAATTCCCTGCTTATGCCTATATCGGCTCTGCGGATGATCTGACGGAAGGTTCTGCTATCAGTACTGTTAGTCTGAATGCTTCTGCCGTTTCCGTGAAAATTAAGGAAGCCGGAAAAGGCGTATCCATCACGGATACCGCAATCCTGTCTGCGTTCGGTGATCCCGTTGAAGAGATTGCTTCGCAGTTGCTGAAGTCTATGGCAGACAAGGTCGATATCGACTTCCTTGCTACCCTGGCTACGATCGGTGCTACCATGACCCATTCCGGTGTGTCCACTGTTATGGACATCTCCAATTCCCTGGAGAAGTTCGGTGAGGACATTGATGGGCAGAAAGCACTGCTCTGCTCCCCGTCCATGTATACCATGATCCGTAATACCAAGGATTGGGCGCCTGCGAGTGAATTCTCTGCTAATGCCCTGGTTCGTGGTGCGGTCGGTCGGATCTTTGGATGCGACATCATGGTAAGCAATCGTCTGACGGCATCGCAGAATGCCTACATCGTCAAGCCTGGTGCTCTTCGCCTTGTGCTGAAGCGTGACACTCTGCTTGAAGCGGATCGTGACATCCTTACTCGTACCAATGTGTACACGGCTACGAAGCACTATGTGACTTACCTGTACAACGCTGCTGGTGCTATTAAACTGACCCGTACCTAATCTGACGAGGAGGTAAGCATTATATGGGAATGCTTATGCATCGCACGATGGAGCTTCAGAAACAGGAAAAGCCTGTAAAGGCTGAAAAGCCTGTTGAAGAAGCAAAAGAACCTGTTGAAGAACCCGTAAAGAAGACGGGTGGAAGACCCAGAAAGAAGTAAGGAGGAAACCCCCATGACGGATGCCGAGAAAATCTTAATGGTCAAGACCCTCGTGGAGTCTGACCCTGGTGCAACGGACGAAGTTGTGGGGGTCTACCTCAATCTCGCCTGTAATGCAATGTTAGAAAGACTTTTCCCGTATGATTCTGCTAAAGAAGCAGAAGATATACCGGAAAGATACGATACGATTCAGTGTGAATTGGCAGCACGTTACTTCCTCCGCAGAGGGGGACAGGGTGAGATTAATCACGAGGAAAATGGTGTCAATCGTCAGTACGGAACGGTAGACGATGAGGATGTACTGAAACGGCTTACTCCGTTTGCGAAAGTGGGTGGATGAAATGCGAGTTCTGTCGAGGAATAAGCAAGACATCTATTGGGTAAACCCTACAGGGTATACATACGCTACGGATGCAAACGGATTCAAAACGGGAGAGAAAGTAATCACATACGGCACTGTTGAACAGGCTAGAATGTCGATGGCAATCTCCTCCGGTGCGAACAATCTTGGATCCCAAGGTATTGCGGATGTCGAACCTTATGGCATTGTGACCGGATACACTCACAGAGCCGTAACTGAGGATCTGAACTGCACAATGGGTGAGGAATCACGGGTATGGTTTGGCATCGAACCGACACGAACTGTTACTGTGGACGGAGAAGAGTCTGAAGAAACAGTACCGCATAACTTCGAGGTTGTCCGTAAGGCAAAGTCGCTGAATCATCTGATCTACTACCTCAAGGAAGTTGATGTGCAGTGAACATCAATGTGAAACTTGATACGCAATCCATTGCGAGAGCAATCCGGAAGTTGGAAAGGCTTAAAGAACCTCTTGACAATCAATGTGAAGGAATTCTTGATGCCTTGGCAACTGAAGGAGCAGATGAAGCACAACGATCGTATGGAAATTGGGCAGTACAAGCAGTTCCGTTTCCTCCGATGGGTGGATCTACGGAGATCGTTGTGTATGGTGATATGCCAACAATTGCGGAGTTTGGTGCAGGAGATGCTACACAGTATCCATCTGCTTACTTTGAAAACACTTCGTTGGATTCCGAAGTATATCCAGGTTCGTGGTCAATCGGTCACGCAATGGAATACGCAATCCTTGGAGAATGGAGATTCGCCGGACAGTGGATGAACGAAGTAAAACCGCATCTTGGATTGTACTTCGCAAAAATGCGTTTGATCGACAATTACGTAAACATCGTAAAGGGGGAGATGGGCATTGATTGATATCGAGAGCAAGGTGGTTGATACCATCTTTAATGCCGTCACTGCCGTCTACCCGAATGCGGATGTTACCACGGGTTACGATGAGAAAACTGCCGTCTTTCCAACTGTCGTGGTTGAGGAAGTTAACAATTCCCCGTACAGGCAATCTGCAACGGACGATTGTTCTGAAAACCACGCAAGAATCACTTATGAAGTGAATGTTTACACTGACAACACTGGAACTGCCAAATCCGTAGGGAAGGATATCCTCAACATAGTGGATCTTGCTCTTCAAGGATTGAAATTCCGTAGGATTCACAGGAACAAACCACTGAACCTAAACCGGACAGTGTTTCGGCAGTATGGTCGGTGGGAAGTGATTGTCGGTAAACCTGTAACTGACGGGGACAACACAATCTACCAAATGTATCGGAGGTAAGAACATGAAAAAGTGTCCTTACTGTGGACGGGAAAGCAGTGATGACAATCGTTGTGAATACTGCTTTGCCGGATTTCCTGTTGAAAAGCAGGAAGAAAAGCCTGTAAAGGCTGAAAAGAAAATTACAAGGAGTGAAAAACATGGCACTTGAGTTCAATACTATCGGAGTGAAACTTGGATATGCCGTGGAAAGTACTGCCGGATCTCGTCCGACCACGGGGTATGCTAACATTCCGGACATCAAGACCATTCCTGGTATCGATCTTACTCCTTCCAAGTTGGAAGTGACAAATCTGATCGATAAGTACCGCAGGTACATTACGGGAGTGCTTGATGCTGGGGACGATATCAACGTTACGGCAAACCTTACTGCTTCTCTGAAGAGTGTATGGGCATCCTTGGTTGCTGCTGCCGGATCTGCCTGGGCGAGTGGTAAGTCCACTTGGTTTGAAATCTCCATTCCTGGATTCGATTCCTTCTTCTTCGCCGGAATCCCCACGGAAATGGGTTTCAATGAGATGGGTGTAGATGCGGTCGCTGAAGCGAGTCTGCACATCATCCCCAATCAGATTGCCGGATGGGCAACTGCAACTACCTAATTTCTTAACTGTTGTTAAGTGGTAGGACAGAGGAACGTTCCTTTTCCGTTGCCCGTATCTTCGGATTACTGCCCTTAACATATTTATAAAAACCTATACGGGAGGAAAGAAAAATGGCTAGTAAGGAAATTAATGAACAGGTTAAACCGATTATCCTGCACGATGCAGAAAATGGGATTGATTACACTCTTGAGTTCAACAGGGAAAGCATCCGTTTTGCTGAAGCAAGGGGATTCGACATTGATGATGTCGGCAAGTATCCAATGAGCAAACTTCCGGAACTGTTCTACTACTCCTTTAGGATGCATCACAAGAATGTATCCCGTGAAAAGACAGATCGCATTCTGTTTGACGATCTGGGCGGTATGCCGAGTGGGATGGCAGAACGACTTGGTGCTTTGTACGCTGCTCCGTTTGAAGCACTGACAAATTCTGACGGAACTAAAGGAAAAAACTCGAAAATGACAGTGGAGTTCTGACAGAAGAGGACACACTGTCGCAACGAATTACATATACCCAGGTTTTCAACGAACTATGCCCCATCTATATGCTATACGGGATGTCATATGATGAGTTCTGGTTCGGAGATCCGTGGATGGCAAGGGCATATGCTCAATATTACTTGCTGAAGCGTAGGCAGATGAATGAGGAACTGTGGTTGGAGGGAATATACATCGCAAACGCATTCCAGACAGTTCTTGGAAACGCATTCGGCAAACATAAGTTAAAGTATTTGGAGAAACCTCTTGATGTATTCGAGAAGACAGAAGCAGAAAAGCAACAAGAGATTCGCCAAGAAAGACAGAAGCTGATTAACTTCTTGAGTAAGTTAAAACATTCTGCGGACATGAAACAGGGAGTTGATAAGGATGGCAAACCTTGAAACACTTGAATTAACTATAAACGCTAATGCGGATAGTGCTTCACAGGGGTTGAAACGACTTATCGACTCCCTTTCTTCGTTGTCTTCAAAAGTAGGGAAGTGTGTCGGTAGTCTGAAACTGCTGAACACGGAACTGTCTAATCTGAAGAACAATGCGAATGTTAAGTTCTCCGGAATCGATAATGCGACAAAGAATGTAGCATCGAATGCGAAAAAGGTAAAGAAAAGTTTTGAAGACATATCAAAACTCGATGTCGGGAACAGAAGGG